TTATTTTACCCCGAATGATTTTGAGAATTATGGTATATATAACCTAATAAGAAATAAAGTATTTTGTACGTTGTCTTCTGGAAAAGTTTCTTGTGCTAGAAATATGAATAATATGCTATACTTTAAACTTCTGGAGGATTATAGTGAAGCAAATCATTCTAGATGACTGTGTTGCGAGGATGGCTGAGATGGAAGAGAGTTCCGTTGATGCTGTAGTTTGTGATCCCCCATATGGGCTAAAATTTATGGGTAAGGAGTTTGATGATCTTGGTCATGGTGAACAACAAGAAGTGTGGCACAAGAAGTGGTTTGCGCAAGCTTTTCGAGTTCTGAAACCTGGAGGTCACCTCCTGGCGTTCGGCGGTGCCAGAACGTACCACCGTCTAGCTGCGGCGGCGGAAGACGTCGGGTTTGAGATTCGTGACCAGATAATGTGGATCTACGGGTCGGGGTTCCCCAAGTCCCTCGACGTCAGCAAGGCGATTGACAAGGCGGCTGGAGTGGAGCGGGAAGTAGTAGGAACGTATACAGCAAGGGGATTCAGTGAAACGTCACCAACAGGGGATGGGCGTAATCAGTGGGCAGCTGGGGAGGTGGTGAACAAAGAAGGTAGGCGAACAGTACCTACCACAGATGAGGCGAAGCAATGGGACGGCTGGGGTACTGCTCTTAAGCCTGCGCATGAGCCTTGTGTGCTTGCTAGGAAGCCTTTTAAGGGTACAGTTGCCAATAATGTTCTAGAGCACGGAGTAGGTGGTATTAACATTGACGAGTGTCGTGTTGAGGGCGCTTATTCCTCAGTGACTAAGCCGAATGGTGGTAAAACTACTTTAGGTTATATGAATGACGATGGTTGGCAACCTACAAAAGAAGATTTTCCGGCTAATATAAAGGGAAGATTTCCAGCTAATATTATATTAACTCATCATCCAGAGTGTGAGTATAGTGATACAAAAGTTGAAGATTGGAAATGTCACCCTGACTGTCCGGTGAGAATGATGGATGGGCAGAGCGGTGTTTTGAAGAGTGGAAAGTTGGAACCATACCACAAGCGTAAGAGTAAGGAGAGGACTACTTATTCGGCTCATTCAACTAGTAATACCACCGATGTATCTACAGGCGGAACAAGCGGCGGCGCATCTCGATTCTTTTACTGCGCCAAAGCCAGTAAGAAAGAACGAACTTGCGCCAAGACAGTAGAGAACAAGCATCCAACAGTAAAGCCTTTAGCTTTAATGAGATATTTATGCAGATTAGTTACTCCTCCTAACGGAATTGTGTTAGATCCTTTTGCTGGGTCAGGATCTACGTGCATAGCGGCGATGCAAGAAGGCTTTAATTTTATTGGTATAGAAAAAGAAGAAGAGTATTATAATATCGCGGAGCAAAGAATTCAGTATTTTTATGAGGAGATGCAGAGACCAAAAGAAGAAAAGAAAAAACGTGCCTAAAAGAAAAAAGATTGACTTATCCAAAAAAGTCTCTTTATCCAACCTAGATATAAAATCTCTTATATCTGATAGTCTCACTGACAACAAGACCAGTGAGCTATATAATTATCTCAAGAACCCAGCTCCTAATATAATAGAGTGGGTGACGTCTCCCGAATTCTGGAATGTGGCCAGCACTTGGGAGTATTATCGGCAGTACGAGATTTTGCGAGATTTATTCAATTTACGATGTACTATTTGTAATCCCCAAGACCCTGCTTCAAAATCTTGCTGGGATAAACCCAGATCATATTTGGAATCAGAAACATTATTGGTCTGGAACAATGAGTACGAAGATTTTGTATGTCCTAAGTGTGGGACTACCATGAAAGAATTTGTACACGATGGAGTTGTTATTCCATATAAAGAGATGATTACTATTGCGGGTATGAGATCTGGCAAGTCTTATTTAGGTGCCCATATAGGTGGGTACTTCGAGCACATGAACTGTGTTTGGGCATTACGGGGAAAGAACCATTTACAGCATTTGTTGAAGCAGGAAAAAGCTGAGTGGTTCGAGGTCACTTTTGCCGCATCAACAGCTACCCAGGCACAATACACAATATATGCTAAGTATCGGGAGATGAGGAATAATAGTCCGTGGATCAATAAATATATTACATATATAAAGGAACAGGAAGAGCAGCAGGTAGGGACAGGACACGATAAGTGGGCTTACAAGGTTAATGATGACTGTATTTATGACGGGTGGGCACAGGTACGATATAACAGAGTAGCTAGTGACTCGGCGGGTATTGCTGGTAAAACGCGGATATTCGCCTCTATCGACGAGTGGGCACGTTTACAGAACACCGAAGGTACTAGGTCAGCCCAAGAGCTTTACCGCGTCTTAAACCAGAGCTTGATGACTGTCAGAGGCTCTGTGAAAATGAACGATCTACCTTTTTGGTTGGGATTGATGATTAATGTCACCTCACCAATTTCTGTGGATGATCCTGCTATGGAGCGATATAACATGGCCAAGGCAGGAGAGGTCAAGAACATATATTCTTGGAAAGGACCAACCTGGCATTTCAACCCTAAGTTGCCTAGAGAGTTATTTGATGATGAGTATGATAAAGATCCAGTAGCAGCAGAACGTGACTTTGGCGCAAATCCGCCTTTGGCAGCAACACCATTTATTGATGATCCTGTCAGGTTCTGGAAGTCTATTGAGTGGGACCACGAACCTATTGCTACTTTTTCGACACCACATATCTCTGACTCCACAGGCAAAGAATACATCGGAGCCATTCTAGATGATTGTAAGTTGGATACTTATAACAATCACTACATATTTTTTGACGCAGGATTGAATTGGGACGCCTTTTCTATTGTCTGCGCTCACCCAGAGTATCTATCGTCTTACGAGCAGGGCGTAGTTCAGGAGGCTCCAGAGGATAGTTCAGCTAGGATAAAACCTTTTGCTGGTAGTGTATTTAATCCAGAGGTATTTAGGCATGAATCAGAGTTTGGAGATTATCTGGATAATACTCTTGGTGGGGGTGACGCAGATATTATTAAAAGGCAGGCTAGAGAGTATAGAAAGTCTATGGCACTGGCTAATCCTACTGCGGCAACAGGCGATACCTATGAAGGTCAAGGTCACAGCCTGGTGACGGTATACGATTTTTGTATGCGTATTGTACCACCACAAGGAAAAGATATTTGGTTTGAATCGGTAATTAATATTATTGAAGCTTTGCGTGTTAAGATTAAAATTGCTGCTGTTGTAGCTGACCATTGGCAGTCAGAGCACTTGATGCAAAAAATCAGGGATATGAATATTCAATCGTATAAGCATGTGTTGAAGCCAGAACATTTTATGCAGTTCTTATTGTCTTGTAATAATGGGAAAGTGAAATTACTTCCCCCAGACTCTAGTGATAATCTTCAGTTGTTGGATGATGGGACTCTTGTGCTCGGGCAGCAGCAAGAGTATATGTCAGGGCCAGGGGTAGGGTTGGTAGAATGTTTGAAACTATCACGAACCCCAGATCTCAAGAAGTTTGTCAACGAAAATAAAGGTAAAGTTCGTGGTAGGGATTCTGATGATACTGCCCGATGTATTGTTGGTGCTCACTGGTTGGTGAATAATAGTGTTGTGGATGAGATGGCGGATAATAAGAAACGACGCGCGATGTTGAAGAAGCAAATGTCTACAGATCATAATACCTTTGGCGGCGTGTACTAGCTCTCAGAAAAAACTTGACAGTTATGATGTTGGTGGTTAGCTTTGTGGCAAGGAGGGTTTGGCCATGAAGCTAAAATCACAGCTCAGTAATCCGCTCAGGAATCAGCTCAGGGATCAGCTTGATGATCAGCTCAGGTATCAGCTCGGTGATCAGCTCAGGAACCGTCTCTGGAACCAGCTCAGGGATCCGCTCAGGGACCAGCTCAGGGATCCGCTCAGGGACCAGCTCAGGAATCCGCTCTGGGATCCGCTCAGTGATCAGCTTGATGATCAGCTCTGGAATCAGCTCAGGGAAGAATTTAATAATGACTAAAAGACTAAAACCACAGCTCAGGAAGCAGCTCGGTGATCAGCTCGGGTATCAGCTCAGGAATCAGCTCGGTGATCAGCTCTGGGATCAGCTCTGGGATCAGCTCTGGGATCAGCTCTGGGATCAGCTTGGTGATCAGCTCTATTATCAGCTCATGAAAGAATTTAATAATGAATAAAAGACTAAAACCACAGCTCAGGAAGCAGCTCGGTGATCAGCTCTATTATCAGCTCTGGAATCAGCTCGGTGATCAGCTCGGTGATCAGCTCTGGGATCAGCTCTGGGATCAGCTTGGTGATCCGCTCAGTGATCAGCTCAGGGATCAGCTCTGGAACCAGCTCAGGAACCAGCTCTGGAATCAGCTCAGGGAAGAATTTAATAATGACTAAAAGACTAAAAACACAGCCCTGGGATCAGCTTGGTGATCAGCTCAGGGACCAGCTCAGGGACCAGCTCAGGAACCAGCTCAGTGATCAGCTCTGGAATCAGCTCAGGGATCGGCTTGATGATCAGCTCTGGAATCAGCTCTGGAATCAGCTCTGGAATCAGCTCAGGGATCGGCTTGATGATCAGCTCTGGAATCAGCTCAGGGATCAGCTTGATGATCAGCTCTGGAATCAGCTCAGGGAAGAATTTAATAATGACTAAAAGACTAGAAGCACGGCTCTGGGGTCAGCTCAGGAATCAGCTCGGGTATCAGCTCTGGAATCAGCTCAGGGAAGAATTTAATAATGACTAAAAGACTAGAAGCACAATACTCCAATGTTACTGGAACTTTCTTGGGTAGTTTCTTGAAGAGGTAATTTGCACGTTTATACAGCTAAACACAAAAGTAATGTTTCTCCCATATTTAGTCGCAGTGCTATATTTTTCAAGCACTATATTCGTATGGAGATTGATTGGCCAAATGACTATCACTAATTCTAGAAGCCCCTTGAACGACCCTAGAAAGGTCGAAGAGTTCAAGAGGCTCTTTGGTACTGGCAAGACTTACAAAGCCATTTCTGAGGCATTGGGTGTACACCAGAACACAGTTTATACCTATGTTTTGCGGTACAGGGATGAGCTGGATTGGTCTAGGAGAAAAAGACCACGAGGAATTAGTAATTTACTAGAAGATGAGGAGTACAAGAACAAGCTGACTTCACTTTTGAAAACAGATATGCCCCCGAAACAAATTGCTAGTGAGCTGGGCGTATCGGTAACGACTATATATAATCAGAGAAAGTTGTTGAAATGAGGTTGTGTAATACTGAAGGTAATGCAGATCGCCTCAAGGAACAGACATATCTAATGTTTTTATACCGGGAAGACGTTCTTGGGGAAGTATCAAATCCAAATATTTATTTTGTAAAATGGCATATGAATAAAGGCTGGTTCCCTTCTTGTTCAACGATTAGAGGTATTTTGTTCAAGGAGCTGTGTGAGAATCTCCCATACTGGCCTTTTTATTTAGTATTATGAGATTATTTTCCCAAAAAATTGCTGCTGATTGTGAATACATCACTCTAGATAACGAGGACGTGGAAGCAGAGATCAATCATATTGCGTTCAGCCTTTGGGATACTTTTTTAAAGGAAAGGCGTATTGATCGGTTCCACT